CTGCACCTTCACCTTTCAACGCATCTTTTAGTAGACCAACAGTCATAGACCATCTATCACCATCATAAACCGACTTTATGGTCGATACCATGTAAAGACCAGAAAGAGTTTTGTGGATATCCTTTACATCGTTAGCAGCCGATAAGTCTTTCATCTCAAGTCGAATCATATCACCAATATTCAAATCATTCTCACCAAAAAGTTCAACATACATACCAATTGCATTTAGATAATATGATATAGAATATCTTTGCGAGGTAATATCTTGATAAGGCTGATCTTGTCTCGTTGAGTCTTGAAATACCATATACTTGTTTATGATATTTTCTTCCGAAAAGAACTCCTCATTAAACTTAGTAGTATGATAGTCTCTTATTACACTATCGGTATGTTTATAATCTTTTACCTTTTCGTAATGTTTATAATCTATGTTTTCATAAGTTTTTGTAGCCAAGTCGAGTTTAATAACACGACTGATAGCAGCACCACTTCTCATTTCATTTAAAAGGTTAAATCTCTTATTCAAACTAAATGCTTGAATGTTTCGCATCTGGGCAGGTTTGTTTTCAACATCGGCATTAACTGTGCCATAGAAGTATTTCTTTTCTGTTTTCTGACCGTCTTCGAATAGTTTTTCGTGTGTGCCAAAAAAATACTTATCTTTTCTTTCAAAGAATAAGTAATTGCTTGACTTATAAACATCACTAAAAGACTTAGCAGCCATAAGAAGAATTGTTTCAATAGGTGTTAGATTTGGAACAACAAGAGTATGTTCACCAATAGTCTCTTCTATCTCTATTTCTTTTTCAGAAATAAACAAAGCATCGTAAATACTTTTTACACTCTCGCTCAGTTTGCCTTTGTAAGATTGGCTTATTTCAACAGATTCCGTTTTTATAAAATCTTTTGAAAATAGTCTGAGAACATAAATCTGCAAAGTGCCTGGATCGTTCGTAACAAGATTATCAACCGAGTAGATATGAAAGTGATACTCTTGAACTTTACCAAAGAAATCTTCGATTTCTAGTTTGAGATACTCTTCTCCAATAATAGGAAACGAATCAATAAGATTTGCTGAATCAATGATGCTGATAGTTGCACCAATAGACACATTTACAATGTTTTCTTCTATCTCAATAGAATCAATCAGGTCGCCTATTTGCAAAACTTTAGAGCCGTCAAAGTTTGACAGTTCGGCCTTCTTTAGAATATAACCACCTGGCTCAATATTATCACTCATTCAAAAGCCTCTTTAAGTTTCTTTCAGCGATTGACACATATTCTTTGTTCAATAAAGTGATATTTCTTCTTGATTCGTTTTTCATGAACTCATCATCATATACTCTTACGGCCTGCCAATCAGCGCCGTCAGTCACAAATGCAATCCCATCTTTATTCATTCTTACTGTTGGATCACTGATGCGTCTGTAGTAAACGATGTTCGATGTGATACTTGCAGATTGAGTCCAGTTCACTACAGCCTGCCATCCTATGTTGCTTGACGATGCAGCTTTTGCTCTTGCTGCATATGTTTTAGCAAGTGTCTGTTCAAAACTGTGATTGTCAAGAGGCCATTCAAAATATGGATCAACGATATTGTTTGAGAGATAAACTACCCACACAAATCTTGGATCACCGTAATACAGATAAGCAACTTCTTCTGCTCTTTCACCATCTTTGATTGTGTATGGCAAGAAAGCATACGGATCAGACTTCACATTCTCAAGAATGTCAAGTCGAACACTAATATCACGAACAAGTTCGTTATTGTATTTGATAATTGGAAAATCTGAGAAAAATTCTTTTGCCATTTATCAGGCTCCTCTTGCATTCTGGGCAGCATCAAATATCCCACCAGAAGCATCACTAGATGCACCTCCGTAGTCTTCTGATGTGTGAATATCAATCTCTGTCATGTTCATAGTCATTGTCACAACAGCGGGTTTACCACCTTCTACGAAAGCTGGTGCGCCAGAACCAGCGTAGTTGACTTCAAACTGACCGATCATCGCTCTTTTGAAATAATACATATAGCCTTCTACTGTACCAAGAAAGAAAATATCAACCACATTTGGATAATTTAGAAATGTTTTTTGTCCGAAAGTATTATTATAAGTGGGCAAAGCACATCTTTTAATTTTCTGAATAATATCTCTTAGTTTTTCGGACTCTCTCGCTGATTGTGGTGCAAGTGTCCATGAAAAACTGTGCGTCTTTAGTTCTACGCCATCAAAAGAAAGTGCAACACGGGGGTTTGCTATATTACCTAGTCCAATTTCAATACCCTTTGAAGCGTTTGACCCAAGAACAGCATCAGCCATACCAGCAATTTTAGTCTTTGCTGTGCCTGCTACTGCACTTGTTGCAGCCTTCATAACACCTTCCATAGTTAAGTTACCACCAGCCGACATAGACGCAACCTCTCTTACAGCATTACCAACACCGCCGAGTTCGGCTTTTTGAACGTTGATGTTGAATGAGTCTGATAGATTATTTGGAATAGGGAGAGCGATTGAAGACGATAGAACATTACTTATCTGTGTAGCATCAACATCATAACTATAAGCCGAGAAGTTAAATACAATAGCGTGATTGCCCAAGTTTTCAGGAAAAGAATACTGTGTATAAGTATTATCCCTTCTTCTGCTAGCCATCTCACCGTTAACGGGTTTAATCAGTAATGCCATGTGTTATCTCTTTATAAATAGAATGATGTCAATATTATTTATACGAGTGTGCGATGGCGTATCAAGGAAGATTTAAACCAAAGAACCCAACCAAATATATGGGAGACCCGACTAACATTATTTATAGATCGGGATGGGAACTAAAGTTGATGTCGTATCTAGACACACATGTCAATGTGCTACAGTGGTCGTCAGAAGAAGTTGTTATACCCTATAAAAGCCCTATTGACGGCAGAAGACACAGATACTTTCCAGACTTCTATTTGGAACAGATAAATACTAATGGAATAAAAGAAAAGATTTTGATTGAAGTGAAGCCGAAATACCAGACTGTACCACCCGTAGTGCAAACTACAAAGACAAAGAAGCCAACGAAACGTTATATAAATGAAGTCAAGACTTGGGGTATAAATCAAGCTAAGTGGATTGCCGCAGAAGAGTTTTGTAAAGATCGTGGATGGAAGTTTCAAATAATGCACGAAGATCATTTAGGGATAAAGTAAAATGTATGAATATAGAGTAAAAGTTCTAAAAATCGTTGATGGAGATACAGTTGATGTGGATATCGAACTCGGCTTCGGTGTTGTTCTTGCTAATGAGCGTGTTCGTATTATGGGTATTGACACACCAGAATCACGCACAAGCGATGACGCAGAAAAAGTATTTGGTCTACTCGCAAAGCATAGACTCGAAGAACTACTTGGTGAGACCGCTATACTCAAAACACAGATTGCGCCAAACGGCGAAGACATGAAGGGTAAGTTCGGTCGTATTCTAGGAGACTTTTTTGTATATGATAAGGACCGTGATCTAGACACTACAGTCACAGAAGTGATGATTCACGAAGGGCATGCAGTACCATACTTTGGCGGATCAAAAGAAGACACACAAGCAGCGCATATGGTCAACAGAGCAAGACTTATTGCAGAAGGTAAAGTTACAGTATAATGGCAGTTATATTTGACGAGATTTTGAGCAAAGGCATTCGTGCTGGTAAGGTTCCTGCTAAAGAGCAGCAATCTAGAACATGGTATCGTGACACCGCAAACAAGTTCAAAACTGTCAATGAGAGAAATCTTATGAAAGGTGATACTGATCGTCTTCGTTCACAACCTAAGATTGGTCATATGTATATGTTTTACTATGACGCAAAGCATAAAGAAACTCTACCATACTTTGATAGATTTCCCATGATCTTCCCTTACAAAAAAGTAAAGGGCGGGTTCATGGGAATCAATCTACACTATTTGCCTCATATTTTGAGAGCAAAACTAATGGACTCTCTATACGACATTTCTTCAAATGACCTGTATGACGAGACAACAAAACTTCGTATGAGTTATAACATTCTAAGCAGCGCATCGAAGTATAAATGGTTCAAGCCTTGTATCAAGCACTATCTTACAACACAAGTGAGAAGTCGTTTTCTTTATGTATATCCCGCAGAATGGGACATCGCATTGTTTCTTCCACTTGAGAGATTCAGCGGCGCAAGTAAATCAAAAGTCTGGTCAGACAGCAAGAAATTGATAGGATAACATATGTCTTTTAATGTAGGCGATTTCAAAGCAAAGATATCAGAAGTTGGTGGACTAGCCAAAGCCAATAAGTTTGCTGTGCTTATAACACCACCACGATGGACTGGTGATGTGAATGATGGTCTTGGAGTAACACCAGGAGCGCAAGCTAATCTGAGGTTTCTATGCGACACAACTAACTTACCTGGTAAAAATCTGAATACGATTGATTACATGCCGCAGGGATTTGGTGCAATTCACAAGACGCCAATAGGCGTTGTTCACGATCCACTTAGCTTGACTTTCTTGATGGATGGTAATCATCATGTTATGAAGTTCTTTCAGTTGTGGATGCAAGAGATTATCAACACTGGTAGTTCTTTTGACGGCGCACTCGCTTCTTATAAAGATAGAACAGATCACGAAATGAGTTACAAGACAAACTATGTAACAACTGTTATTCTTACTTTCTTTTCTGATGATGGCAATTCGCAGTTAGAATATCACTTCGCAGACGCATTTCCTGTGCAACTAGGATCGGTTACCCTTGGTTGGGAACAAAACGATACTATCGCAAAGTTACCTGTTGAGTTTACATATAGCACATATACAGTATTCAAGAATGTTCTGCCTACACGAGTTTCTGGTGGACGTGGCCCAAATCTGTTTCAAAGAATTGCGCAGTTGGGAACTATCGCTGGCGTTATAAATAACATTAGAAAACCAACAAGCGTTCAAGATGCTATCAATCAGTTCAACAACGTATCGCTATTATCAAAATTATTCTAAATCATGGAGATTTAAATTATGAGTTTACCAAAACTTACGGCACCAATTTTTACTATTGAGATGCCATCGAACAAGAAGTCTGTTAAGTTTAGACCGTTTACTGTGAAAGAAGAAAAGCTACTTCTACTCGCATCCGAGTCCGAAGAACCAAAGTTTATCAATGATACGATTACACAAGTCCTGAATAACTGTTTTATTGATGATATTGATATTGGCATTCTTGCTACATTTGATGTTGAATATCTCTTCATTCAGTTGAGAGCCAAATCGGTAAACAATATTGTCAAATTAAGATTCAAAGACGATAACGACAAAGTAATCACACAAGATATCGATCTTGAAGACGTTAAAGTTCATTTCGATCCAAACCATACCAATAAAATTCAGTTGAATGATGAAGTGAGTATGATCATGAAGTATCCATCATTCAACATGATCGAAAAGATGTCAACAAATGACAATAAAGAGCTGACAGAAGTTATCTCTGCTTGTATCGATAAAGTATACACCGCCGAAGAAGTTATGGACTTAAACGATTATACACAAGCTGAAGTTACAACTTTTATCGAATCATTCACATCTAAAAATATGAGAGAGATAGAAGCATTTTTTAATTCTCTACCAAAACTAAAACTAGATATTCTATACAAAGATGAAGAAACAGGTGATATGATAAAGAGAGAGGTCTCAGGTCTACAAAGTTTTTTTACCTCTTAATGAGTTACAATAGTCTAACTAATTACTACAGTTTGAACTTTCAACTCATGCAACATCATAAATACTCTTTGAGTGATATAAACGAAATGTTGCCATTTGAGCGTGATTTGTATGTCGATATGTTAATGGCACATCTAAACGAAGAAAAAGAACGACAACAAAAGGCTAATTAAATGGCAACACCCTTACCGACTATCGCAACGAATACAGAAGAAACAGCGTTTGCTGTTCTGGAAGGTAATGTGATACTTGATACAATCAATGTGGCTATTTCTGACATGTCTAAAAAGATGACTACTTCGATTGGTCATCTGACAGGTGCTTTTATGTCTTTTACAGAAAATCTAAAAGAACAACAAGCCGCACTGATGGCCGCAGCGTCTTTGAGTGGCGACGGAAACTCCGGTCAGAATGGACCTGGTAGAAGAACTACAAACGATAGTGGTGGAGATAATAGTTTCGTAGACAATATTCTCGAAAAGGGGTTATTACAGGCTGCCGGAATATCTATCATGGCATCTCTAACCAGCATCGTTACAAGCACGGTAACATTTTTTACAGGTATTGTTAAGACATTTAAAAATATTGGTAAAAATATTGTAAAATTTGGCAGGCTTGCCAGAAGACTATTCTTACCAATCACTCTTATCATTGGTGCTATCGGCGCTGTGAGTGCAAGTTGGGAATCATTTGCAAATGGCGATATCTGGGGTGGCCTAGAAAAAGCTGTTACTGGATTCTTCAACTCTGTTGTTACTATTCCGCTTGATCTTATCAAAGATGGGGTCGCTTGGCTGCTAAAAAAGATGGGGTTTGATAAAGAAGCAGATTTATTGAAGGATTTCAGTTTCACAACAGAGTTTAATAAAATTATAGAAAAACTGTTTCTTGGTTTGAAAGAAGCAGTTAAAGCGGTTACTGATCTATTCTCTTTTGGCGAAGAAGACAAAACGGCGCTTGGTTTGTTGGGTAAACTAACAGATATAATCTTTGCGCCTATCAATATAGCAATAGGTTTTATAAGAGGATTATTTGGTTGGTCAGAAGAAGGCGCACCAGCATTCAAACTACAAGACTGGATCACAACAAAAGTTGATGAAGCTATTGTGTGGGTAAAGGGTTTATTTTCTTGGGCGGGGGATAAGATAGCAGAAGGTTGGACAAATCTAACTAATTATGTGTCTGAAAAATGGGAAGATATCAAGACTTGGATCACAGACAAACTAACTTGGGCAACTGATACCATTGGTGCGGGTTGGACGAGCCTTACAGATTTTGTTTCTGGAAAATGGGAAGATATCAAGACTTGGTTTGGCGAAAAACTAACTTGGGCAACCGATACCGTCGGTGAGGGAGCAAACTTCATATCACAACTCGTGACTGACGCTTGGGGTTCTATAAAACAATGGTTCTCGGATGCTCTTGCTGGTATCGCAGACGCTTTACCATCATGGGATGATATTACAGCAGGTATTATATCAAGACTTCCATCTTGGATGGTACCAGACAGTTTCAAAACTCCAGGTATGATAGCCAATGAAATTAAAGAACGGATCGCTGAAAATCAAGCACTTGTTGATCAGATTGATTCTGGCCAAGGTGGCAACAAGGGCTGGATGTTGGATAGTGTTGAGAGAAGTCGGGCTCTAGAAAAAATAATAGCAGACCAAGCAGCACTTGCAGATTTAGCAGCGGCAACGGCAGGCGATACTAATATCGTTACGACCAATAACAATAACAACAGTTCAACTGGCGCTGGCGGAGGTATCACATATCCGATTACTATTCGTGAGGGTCAGCCTATCGGCGGTAGAAGTGCTTATCTAGCAACTGGTAGATTAGGGTTTTAAAAAGGGCGCCGAAGCGCCCTTTCTTTTAGTCGTCAGCTAGATTTTTGAAGAACGCCATGTCATCATCATCTTCGCTTGCTAAGGCAGGAGACAAACTCTGCTCCGTTTTTGGAGCAGAACGCTCCTTAAACTTAGGAGTAAAGTTCATCTCCACACTGTCGTCCTCGGCAGCACTTACTGTGGGTGCGTGTGATCTGCCATCAAGCCCAAGAGTCTTGTAAAGTTTAGCCTTTAGTTCGACATACGACTTGAAGTTTTTAGGATCGACGAGTTCTTTCAGAGAATGCTGTGTTTTCCAAACTTCTTCCATAGCAGACTCATCAGCCAACAAAGGTGCTGGTGCTGAGAACTCCGACTTATCATAGTTACGATAGCCTTCATAGTTACGGATTTTCAGTTGAAAGTTTGCGCCTTCCCATAGATCGAATGGGTTGACTGGCACTTCTCCTGGGTATTGTGGATTCATTAGATCGTTAAGTTTCTCAAAGATTTTCTTACCATATTTGTAAAGAAAGACTTTGCCTTCGTTCTGAGGGTTAGCTGTGTCTTTTACGATATACACATTAGATGTATACGAAAGACGGCGCTTCTGCTTACGAACAATCTCTTTGTTAGCTTCGATGCCTGAGTTCCAGAGTTGTGAGTTATACTCTGATACAGGGTCTTCTTGCCCCAAAGTTGTCAGCGAGTTTTCAATATACCAGCCGCCTGGTCCTTGAAAGCCATGGTCATAGATACGAACGAATGGCATGTCTTCGCCAGCAGTTGCAGGCAAGAAGCGTAGAACAGCATAGCCATTGCCAGCTTTGTCTACTTCGGGCTTCCAGAACTTGTCGTCGTCGTTGCTATAGGTGGAGCCCATGTTTTTGAGTTGATCGTTCAACTTTGAAAAGCTATCTGAGCGAGTTTTTTTGAGGTCTGCAAAATTAGTCATGTGGTATCCTTTATGTGCGATTTTAAACGATTTTATGCGATTGTAAATTGTGCAACAAGTATTTGCTTCATTTTACTCTTGTCATAATTTAGAAATGGCTTATACTTGCTGCATATATTTAGTATATCAGGAAAAATGATATTGTCAAGTATTTTTTTACTCCAGTATGAAAAAACATTTGTTAGGTCGTCTATGATGATGAGTGTCTCCTTGCTAATGTTGCCTGATGTGTGTAGTCTAAGTAGTTTTGGATGTTGGCCATCTTTTGTAATCAGATTACTATCGAAGTCTTCGTCCAACTTACCTAGTTCACTCTTGAAGATATAACTCAGTGATTGTTGTCGTCTTGTCCACTCTGTAAAGACTTGTTCGCCATTATCGCTCAACATATCACCAATCCATATCTTTGGATTGTTTACCATGTTAGAGAGTATGAAGTCTTTAGCATCGCTTCTTTTTGAGAGTTTGTAGAAGAAGAACTTGTCCTTTCTGGTCTCAAAACTTGTTATAGATGCGTTGATCTTACCATTGTATTTGTGGTAATCGTAACTACTTGTGAAATGCCTTTTGAGGGCAAGATAGTAGACATACATCTCATACGCATCTCTTGTGTTATAAAGGCTCATACTGGTAGTTGCGCTGTCTTTTCCATGAGGTTAAACTTTTCAGCATCATCACGAACTCTTGATTTGAGAACCTGAGAACGCTTCACGATCTCACCAATCAACTCTACCTCAATATCATACTTCTGTGCATAGAACACAAGAGCGTCAATGTAGGTAACTTCTTCGTTGATGTAATGTGCAACTTCTTTTAGTATATTCTCTGCGGTTAATTCCATTAAATTCCAAGAGCCTTTTTAATCTGCATTTTCTTGTGATCTCGACCCATACGATAGGCCAAGTTGAATATATAAACTTCCCGTGTATCTGTTGTGAAGACTTCATCAGCAATAGACACAATACTTTCGGGTATGTTGATCTTTACGCCATAGGTCTCGCCTGTGATACCAACATTAACCATTTAGCACCTTGATGCCTAATGCCCAGTTTTCAGCAGCGTCTTCTACATAGTGTAGAGATTTACCAACAAAACTTTCTGTGTGAAAGATTTGCCCTTGTAGATTATAATATTGAATACTGTAAACGGTATTATCCGAATCAAAAATGACTTCTGCCCTAGCCTTTAGGTCAGTGCCTTCTTTGAAATAAGTTGAAATGTGTTTCATGTATTGCCTCCAAACTTGTTGCTCTATCTTTTTAATATAACATTAGTTTGGAGGTTTGTCAAGTTTATTCTTCAAGCCAATTTTCTAAATTTGAAATATATTGATCCATCATGTGATCACTAAAACTATCAATGCCACCTTTAGCGAAGCCCATCTTCATGCCACGCCAGCGATCTTTTACACGTTGCCAGCCAGTATGTTTACGAACTTGACCATAAGCATTCATATAATGTTCTGTGCCATGGTGACGATATCCCATAATAGCAAATGGAACTCTTGTCACGACATCGTTGTTATTCACCCATCTGTGATGCGGAACATCTAATGATGCAACATACTTAGTCCAGCCAACTCGTGGTGAACCAAACGTGTATACTTCTTCTATGTTAGGCATCAGTGGATCAGCGTTGCATCTTGCAGCCATAATAGTGGTCATCGCAGCACCAAGACTGTGACCTGTAAACCAGAGAGGCTTCTTTTCTCCTTCGTGTAGATCGGCTTTGATCATTGGCCATAGATCATCTACTTCTGATTTGAAGCCAACATGAACACGACCAACAGTTTCGGCAAGAACAGGCACCGCTCTTAGATCGGCTTTCACATCATTGAACTGTGTTGGTTCTGTACCACGACAAGCAATAATGATATCTGTTTCTGTTTCGATTCGATATGCTTGTGCGCCGTCTCTGTCATAGAATGTGATTTTGTTTGTTAATCTAGAACCAAGACCCTTAGGCAAACCATCTTTCAAAGTTTTTTCGTTGGCATATGCGAGATTGGCGAGTTTGGCAAAAAGTAAACTACGTTCTTTGAAGTCAAAATCGGATATTGCCATGGCTTATCCTTTGCGATACATCGTATATGCGCCGTATGCGATTGCGCCATATGCAATGAGTTTGGCAAACGGATAGAACACAATGACAGCAGCCCCAGCGGCTACCATTACGATACCATCTGTTGTTGATCTTTCTTTTAGTTTTGATTTAAGCCAGTTTTTCATTTCTCTAATTCCTTTATTCTAGATTCCAGTTCGTCTAGTTTCTGTGCGATTTGTGGATTCATACTCTTCCAAGCGTCAGTAGGTTGATCAAACCAAGTCCAACCATAACGATCTCTTACATAATCTAGCAGTTTGTCAAACTTAGAGTAGCCCCAGATACCAAGTTTAGTTTCTTTTATATAAGCGAGTGATGCAGCACCTAACAATGCACCTGCGATACTCGTATAAATCCATAGATAGTCCATGCAGTCTCCTTATTCAGTTGTTGCTTCTGGCAGAGGCGCTTTGATTGCCTCTTCATAATAAACAATAATCTCTTTCTGTTGATTTATAAATCTACGAAGTTCTGATATATTGATAGACAGATTTTCATAGTCTTTTACCGAGATTGCAATGTATACTATGTCACCATTCTTGCTTTTGAACTCTTCTACGAAAGCATCGTAGTTCTCTGCGGTAACGACATAGATTTTAGTGTCTGCCAAATTTACTGGCTTAGGTCGAGCGACAATAGGTATTTCATTCCTAACTATCTTAGGAACTGATACTACTACAGATTCAGGTTTACTACAAGCACTAATTATTAGTGTCAGTGGTAATATCATCAAAAAGTTTTTTAGTCGCATCGTTCATCCTCTGTTCTATAAGACCTGGCTTTTTAAGAGCAAGCATCGTAAGATTATGCTTTTGTAGAGTAGCACGAAGTTCATCTCCATACTTTTCAGATACTTGTAATTTTGTTTGTAATTCTAGATTGAGCGCAGCATTACGAGCGGCATCTGCTTGTGTAGCGGCCAGAGCCTCTTCGTTTGCTCTTACAGCAACCTCTAACTTGGCTGCATTTTCACGAAGAACTCCCATACGTTCTTGCGTGTCTTTATAATACCAAGAGAATGCGAGACCCATAGTGATCATAACCGCACCCATTATCATCGCCAGTTTCATTCCCATTTATATCTCCAATGAAGTAGTGGGACCGAAGCCCCACTATGCAGTGATCAGAGTTATTTATACTACAAATGTTTGAACAGATTCGCAAACCAATCGCAGAAATCACTAAAGTTATTCATAGATGGCCTGCGTCTTTGCTAATTCTGGATCAGACACCAGCCCGTATGTTGCA